CAGCATACACGCCCCGGCATATTCTGCCGCCCTAGTCAGCGATGGCAGGGTTAGCAAGTTCAGAAACCTAAACCTATCGTTTTCAGATGCCCTGACAACAAGGAACTCAATCAGGACTCGCGACATAATCGCCAGCCAAGAGTTTCAGAGCCTGTTTGATAGTAAGTTCGGGGTCAATCAGGCTAGCGAGTGGAGCCTAATCGACAATCGCGGCAAGGTTATATGCGAGACAGTAAGTCGATCAGTTGGTGGGCAGGTAACTGGTGCGCGAGGAGGTTATATCGGCCCAGAATACTCGGGCCATTTGAGTCTCGATGATCCAGATAAGCCAAGCGATACCCTTTCAGAGGTGAAGCGCAAAAGGCAGCATGATTTCATGACAAACACCGTGCGAAGCCGTAGGGGGGACAAGAGCAAAGATAACGCAACACCAATCATCTGTATCGCCCAAAGAACGCACGTTGATGATACCAGCGGCTTCCTACTAAGCGGCGGCATGGGCGTTAAGTTTGATCACATCAAGATACCCGCATTGGTTACAGAGGATTACGTGCAAGGTCTTCCTGACAAATACAAAGACCTGTGCTGGCGAGACATAAAGGACACTGAATCCGTTGTGGTAGCGGGTCAGCGCTACTGGTCATTTTGGGGAGCTAATGAAGATATAGGGCAACTTCTTGAGCTTTGGAATCAGGACGAGTACGTTTTCCTCTCCCAGTACCAGCAAGAGCCAATCGCGCTATCCGGGAGAATATTTTCTGCCGATTGGATACTTCAGTATGGTGATGAAGAAAACCCAACTCCGCCATATTTTGAATACAGGTTCATAACGGCAGATACGGCAACCAAAACAGGAACCCGCAACGACTTCTCTGTATTCAGCCACTTCGGCGTTTACCAGGGAAGGCTGTACATGATAGACATGTGCAGGGGTAAATTCGAGGCGCCAGAACTTGAGGCAACATTCCGCGCCTTCATAGGTGATGCGTGGGGAATGAATAGCAACATGGCAAACGGAAACTTGAGGGCTGTACTTGTTGAAGATGCTTCGTCTGGAACGGGCTTGATCCAGACGGTTGGCAGGGCGTCACCTATACCAATAACGCCAGTTAAGCGAAACAAGGATAAACTTACGAGAGCCCTCGACTGCGCACCACAGGTAAAGGCAGGCAAGTTCTTGGTGCCAGCGGGAAAGGATTGGGTTGTTCATGTAGTTTCAGAGCTGGCTCTATTCTCGGCAGACGATAGCCACAAACACGACGATGCGGCAGATACGGTATTTGATGGGATTAACTATGCTCTGATAAACAACACATCACTTTTTGACATGATATACAAATGATTCCGGTTCTTGCGCTAAAGAAAAAGCCCCTTGATGGGGCTTTGTTTTATTGTTCGCTAAGCAGCTCGCTGTTTAGCCCCTCTGAGTTTTCCAGCCTTGTGCGCAGTATTGAGTTTTCATAACGCAACCGCTCAACCTCCGCCACAAGCTCATCGTGTGAGTTTATGGCGTGGGCTGCATGTTCTGCTTGATGCGATAGGAGCGTAATCCACTTCACTTCATGTCCATGCTCATCCCAATCAGTTATTGGATCAACCTTGCGCGAGAACGCATCTTCCATTTTCAAATATTCTTTCATCACACACCTCACCGATTCAAGTTGTAAAAAGCCCGTTCCGCACCAGCCTCATGCCTCGCTGGAGAGGTATTCGATGGCGAGTTTTTCTAGTAGCACATCCATCGCCAGACTTTCGCGTCCGGCCCAGATATTTTCTGCTGCCTTGTTAAACCAGCAGCACTCTTCACTGTTCATGTTCCACACGATTTGCGCCATATCAACATCAAGCTCACCAGCGTACAGCTTGGGCATGTTTTCGTTGATGTATTCGCGCTTGAGTTCTGGGAAGTCGATCATTTTGATTCCTCTTCGATTGATGCTTTTTGGTACAGCTATTCTGACACCTCATCAAGAATGTCCGTAACGCTATCAAGAATGGCCGTAACGCTATCAAGCATTGCCCTTTCAAGATTTGCCTCGTCAACGAATGCAAAATTGTGGTTTATGTTCTTAAGTATCCTTGATGCAGACCTTGCGCACCTTTCTGCTTCTATAATAAGTGACATGCTATATTCATTCATACATAACCCCTCTTAGTTGACAGTCTCAGTATCTAACAACCACAAACACATGTAAACCACCTTGACGAAATTAATTAGATAGGCAATAATCATGCCAGAACATCCATCCTCCTAGGTTGACACCTCTTTCCCCATCCTTGTGATGGGGATTTTTTTGCTTGCAATGTGTCAACTGGAAGGCTATCTTTGTGGCGTCAACTAACAAGAGGAGAATGACAATGAAGAATGCAGATATGCCAGCAATGCCAGTTGAGCTTAGCGGGTTCGGATCGTATGATCCGATTGCTTACACCGGACTAACTAAGCGCGAAATGATGGCAATGCACATCCTGAGCGGGCTTCTTTCTGATTACGAATTTGACGTTACAAGGCAAGTGGCGGCAGATGTGGCTGTGCAACAAGCAGACGCACTCCTTGCCGAACTAGACCGCACCTCAAAATAGCCCGCCAACTGAATTTGGGGTAAACTCTCCGTTATCAATCAGGAGGTTTACCCCGATGCCTAAGAAACGAACCTATCAGCGCCGAACCGCTCAAAACTCTTCAAGCTCACGCGCTCGCACGCCATACCAATACGCCGGATTCTACGACAACGCAAACACTCGCCTTGATGTGTACTCGGTAGGAGGCTACCCGAACGAGGTTGCTTTCTCCGACCTGTGGAGCGCATACCGCCGCAAAGGGTTGGCGAAAGTCGTTATCGACCTTCCTGTGCGCACTTGCTGGCAAACTCCGCCGCACATTGAGTGCGAAGATGCAGCGTGGATGAAATCCCTTGAGCGGCTTATCGAGCATCATGACCTGTGGGAGCGTCTGAGGGCTTTAGACATTCGCCAGCGCATTGGGCAGTACGGCGGTCTGTGGCTTATCGCCAAGGAGCGAGCGGGGGCTGAGGCGAAAGGGCCAATTCAATCTACTGGCCCAGAGGGACTACTCAACCTGCGCCCGCTATTTGAGTCGCAACTAGATGTGACCCAGTGGATTGACGACATTCAATCCGCAGAATACGGCAATCCTAAATACTACAACTATCGAAGCCAAGTTCCTGGCACTAAGTCGCAGGGCGATTCTCAATCCTTCGAGCTGCACCCGTCTCGCCTGTTCATCTTCGCAGAAGGTGCGGACGATGGCTCCATCTACGGAATCCCTGCACTAGAATCGTGCTTTAACGCGCTCATGGACGCCGAGAAGATTCGCTGCGCTGGTGGTGAGGGATTCCTGAGGAATGCCAAACAGCGGTTTGCCATGGAGGTGACAGACTCACAGACTGCCGCAAGCATGTTCAGCGACCCCACCAAGCGGGCGCGGTTCGATGAGGATGTTGACGACTTCAACAAAGGCTTCGACAACTCAATCCTGCTGGCTGGCATGAAAGCCAACACCATGCAGTCGTCAATTGCCGATCCATATAACCACTGGATGATTTGCATGAACGAGATCGCGGCGTCGCAGGGCATTCCCGTTACCATCCTTATCGGCCAAATGACTGGGCGTCTTGCCAGCGACGAAGACCAGAAGCAGCTTGGTAAATACAAGCAAGACCGCTGCAATAACACGCTGACACCTATGCTGCGCCGATTCTTCTCGCACATGGCGAAGGTTGGATTGATGCCAGCACCGAAAGCGCCAATCGAAATCTGGTGGGATAACCTGGTCGAGGCTTCAGATAGTGAGCGGGCGGATTTGACGCTGAAGATGGCGCAGACAAACAAGACCTCAATGGACTCTGGCGCTGGTCATATCTACACCGTCGAGGAAATTCGAGAGGCTGGTGGGTTTGAAGGTTCGATTCCTGATATTGATCTTGGTGGTGAGGAAATTGACGATCCTTTGGTTCCGTAACTTGTTACGGCACGATAAGAAAAGGCCCCGTTATGGGGCCTATTTGCCATGCCTTTTTGTAAAAATCCCCATCCTATCCCTTTCTTTGCAAACTGCTATTGATGCCGCATTCTTGTCTTCAAAGT